GTTCAAGAATCTTGGACCAGGCCGGGCGGTTTATGATATTCCTTCGGATCACAGTTGTGGTCCACCAGGATAGCATATCCACCATAAAGGCCTTGATACTTCCCGAGCAGTTTGAAATCAGATCGGTACGACGGACAAAATCCTGAAGTACGTTTTCTGATCCTCCCTATCTCGTGAAGATGGAATAGCTGGTAAGCTACTAAGGCTTATCTCTACCGCAAGCATTTCGCTTTTGGTGGAGGGCCTTGATAACTGACCGGAGCTATCCCATGGATAGGTTTGGTTTCTTTATACTTCTATGACAATATTCCGCAAGGAAAATTGGCTAGACGTTCAAAGGATCCTGGACGGCAAATAGTTGTGGCCAAGGGATGTGGGACACCTCAACTCCATCTACCCAAAATCTCTTAGCGAATTCGAAAGAATCCTGAGAAATTAGGGATTTGGCTGTTGAGATCTTACATCCCAAGACTACTTCTATTATCCTCCTATATTCCTTGGCCACGGCGGCATCTCTAATAACGATGTCGTCTCCCAATAGGATGTACTTGTCAAAGTCGTAATGCTTATAAACATTGTGACCTGCGACTCGTACGACCTAGTGGTGGCAAAGCGCAAAGACAGCCCAGGAGGTATAAGCCCCCATTGGTTGTCCTGCTCCGTAATATACGTCGGCCCCATCCTTCCAAATTGGTCGGAAGGGGAGACCTATTAGGAGTTGCGCCCAGACCTCAGATAGTTCTTCTCCAATGAGATGACTGATCACTTTCTTTTGGAATTCCATTGGAAAGCGATCGGTCGCCGCACTTAGATCAAAACTATAATGAGGACCAAGGAACGAACTAGGATTAAAGCCTGTTTGGTTAAGGGTCATGTCAGTTCCTTTGAACCATACATTCTACTTCCTTATAAGGAAGAGGTGCATGGGACGAAGAGCTGTCTGTGTCCAGTAATCAAATATGGCAATAATCCTATTCTTGCCAGCTGGGTCCCTAATAGATGTGAGCTTCCTCATTGGAGACTAGTCTCTCTTCTTCAAACCTTGCGGAATGATGGAGGAGACGTCAATCCCTTCTGAGGACACTTCTACTAGGGGGCCCACCTTAGGTCCCATTCCTGGCCATTTCATTAGTAGGGGCTAGATCGATTCTTTGAAGAAAGGATCCCGCACTTCTACGAGAGATGACCAAAGAGCGTGACCGAAGGGCCCGGCCTTTGAAGTCATATGGAATTTCTTAAAAGCTATTGCTGATTCAGGGAGTTTAACTCCCTAAACATCAAGAGCTTCTCGGGATTTCCAAACGAGTGTGTGGTAGGAAGTCCTACTAGTATCCAGAGTCGATTTCTCGACAATGGGTGCCAAGTCGGGTTCCGGCCACCAGTCGCACAAGTGGTCAAACTGCAGAGCAGTCTAAGCCTCTTGTATGGCTCGAGGGCTTCTTGCTCGGAGTTCAGGAATCAAATCACCGAAGAGGGTAGGAATACCGTCTTTTGTAACTTTGATCCTAAATTCCTTTGCAAGAGAGGGCGAATGACACCTTGCTGCGTAGTTCATCTACAATACTCGACTATCCTTGATGTATTTGAGAGTGGTTTTAAAACCACGATCATTTACCATCTTGTTTAGACGTAGGATAATAGCCCAAGAATTCGACTAGTTAAGCCTCTCGAACAAACGTTCGATGTTTATCATAGTTGTTTTCATTTGGGCTTTCATCTTATTTGGTATTTGTGGTGATAGGTGCGATAAGAATAGTTGACCTGAGGTAAATTCCTCTACCTCTGAGCGAAATGCACAGGGGATAACTCAACTATAAATTGATCACCACTATTCACTTGCCTGTACCGGTCTGGTACAGGTAGGGCAAAGCGTTACCGGCGGAACGCCCTTAATTTTCCGCTCCGTACTTAAAACGTCGATCTTCCGAAAGGAAGATCTCCGTCCGATGGACTTACGTCCACCGGGGGATTGAGTACGGTATGTCTCCCACCTCTGCTTCTAGTAATAGAATGCAGGGGGAGGAG